TGTCAAGCATTGCGAGATCGCGGGTGGAGCCGGGGAGAAACCAACAACCCCACCCGCTAGCCGTCACCGTATCCAAGCGGTGCCAGCGTCCTTATGGCTTCGGAATAGCCTTCCAAGCGGCTTGAAACTCCTCAGCACTAGCCCATGTGTTTTCAATCTCTACGTGGAGCCATTTCCCGCCAGGCGAGCCGAGTGCTGGGCCCGTCTGGACTTTGACCCCTTTGACGCCCTCACCCCTAGAACAACGATAAGAACGGCCCCACGCTTTCGTAGCACCGGGAGCCTTGTAGGCGTAGTCATGAATCTCGGCTATGCGTAATTCAGCGGTATGGGCTATCAGCCAGTCCCAAGCGATGAGCGCTACTTTGCGGTCTGTGTAGCCGATGTCGCAGGCCCAGCCTGTGGCGTGCACTGAAAGCCACTTAGGGTCGCCCTCAATGGCTTTGGGGTTTTTCATGGTGCGATTGGAGTAAATACCCATGTTGGTGAAACTCCAGCGTCGGTTCATCGCTTTGACAAACCACTGCGTTACGGGCGATGCTTTGCCACCGTTGAACGACGGGTAGTACGGGTATTTTCTAGGCATCTTTGGTGCGCCCGATGGCGGCGTCTTGCGGGTTAGCCCAACGCATGATCGGTGGGATGGCTGCAGCCCAGAGGGCGTGCAGTGTGGACTTCCAGTCGTTTGTAGCGACCCACACGGGGAGCGCAGCTGCTACGAGTGCGCGGGCGTAGGAGTTGACTGCGGCTTGCATTTTGGGGTTCATTTGTGGCCTTTTAGGTGGTCGCGGAATAGGTCGGCTAGGTAGTCAAGTTTGCGGGAGTTTTCGCCGTGGTCACGGTTGTTTTGTCGGCGGGTCAATTCGAGCAGGCCAACGATGACGGTGAAGCCGCCACCTATGAGCGCAACGATTATGGGTTCACTCATCGCTGGTGCCGGGTAGTGGTTGGGCGTTGGCTTGCGTTTCAAGGTAGGCGGCGTATTCGTCGTCGGTCATGTCACGCACAAGGTCGTCTATTTGGATTTTGGGGCGGTTAGTTTTGGTAGCCGTAGACACGGATGGTTCCTCCTGTAAGCGTTCCTGTGTTTACACCCAACACAAAGTCGGTGTATGCCGTAGCGACTTGATGCGTACCACTTGATGTGCCAGCAATGGTGGTGCCAGCCCATGAGGCGCAGTTGTAGGTGGTCCATTGGGCCTTGTTGGGGTTGATGAGGTCAAGCGAAACTTGCGTGTAGTTTGCTCCTGCGTAGCCTGCGTATGTCCACTGTCCAGCGTTGTTGTCGCCTGCCGCCAATGGAGTGGTGGACGCTGCGTAACTGGCGTAGTTGACGATGGAGTAGTAGCCCGTGGTGGACGCCCCCAATTTCAGCGAAAGGGTGATGTTTGTCGAACCTGTGCCGCCACCGTAAACGATTCGATAATTGTCGAAGCTTGAGCTGAAGGCATTTGTCACGGTCACAGACGCAACACCCGATCCGACCGCCTGCGACTTCACCAGCCACAAACCAACGGCGTTCATGTCCGACGCATTTAGCACATCACCGCTGGCAAATACTGGGTAACTCATAACATCATCCTAAAAGGTCAGTTCCACCGAGGGTGGATTGGTTGAGAATAAAAACCGCAGCCCAACGCGCCGACCCCTCAAGCGTCGTAAACCAACGCTCAGGCGTGACCGAGTGCGAGATGCGAGACACCAACATAGGCGTCGTGATCGCGTTACCCGACGGTGGCTGCACCTGCAAAGTGAACCTGTCAAACAACTCAAGACCAAGCGTAGAAGCCCACGAGGCCGTAGGCGACAGGACAACTTCCGTGGGGGATGCCTTCGGGTAAACCTGACCGCCAAAACCGGACACAATCTGCCCAACCTGCGTAGCAGACGACAAAGTGCCTAAAACCGTAGTCAGTGATTCTTCAGCTGATCCGTACGTGTTTACACTGGTTGTGTTGGTAACAGTTACCGTCCCAGCGGTGTTACACGAAACATCGGCAATGTTACGCATCGAGTCGCCGTCGTACTGCAGCTGCACTTCGGTTCCGATGGAGTTACCCATAAACCCGACACCGTTGCCGTACTCGGCCTGCGGCACAATGGACTTCGTTTGGCTGCGGGTTTGATTGCGGGTATACGAAGTGACTACTCCTGCCTTGTTTACAAACAAAGGGCCATACTCAGAGTCGGCCGCGGCTTGCAGTTGGACAGTGGCGTTGGCTAAATCGGGTGGTAAATCAAGGACTAATTCAGACCCAGAAAAACTTGTCATAGAAGCAGAGAAAGGCGTGTAACCAACAATGCGCGCTTCACGCTGGGATGAAGTTTCAGACAGTTGGTTGAGGCTGTATTGGTAAATTGTTGACGCCTCGGTTGGTGTCAGAACTTTATTGAAACTTGCTACGTGTTGAAATTCGCCTGTAAACAGTGCGATTTGTTCAGATGTAAACGGGCCGAAAAGAGTTGTAAACGATGCACGCGTAGGGGCTTCAGCGAGTCCGTCAATGTAAACCAGCCCTTGCCCGGTTGAGCTGTTGTAGGTAAAAACAATGTGGTGCGCTTCGGTGATGCTTTGAACGCTGCTAAACCACTCGTAACCAAGTGATTGTGTGCGGATGCGGAAACGGTATTGCCCCGCGCTAGCGCCAGAGGTGATTTGAGCCATTTCGAAGGACAGCCCGTTAGTAGCGAAAGTGACAGTCGATCCGTTAGCGGTGACTTGGTTGTTGCGTGTCCAAGTTGAAAAAGAAAAGTTTCCGTAAGTGCCCCAGCCAACAGGCAACACAAACTGGGCACCTGCCGATACTCCTTGGGTGCTTCCAACGCAGGTGTCAGGTATTCCGCTAGCAAGGGACTCCGTCTGGTAAATGAGTGCGCTGCTGGTGATTGCTGTGGCGCGAGTGCCGCTGTCGGTCAATGTAGCAACGGTGCCACTGCCTACGATTGGATCGTCCATCTTCCAAAAATGCTCAGCGCCTAAATCGTTGATGTACCGCGATGACCAAACAGGAGGCATTGGTGCGACTGCAAGCAAATCCAACGCGTCAAAGCAGGACAGGGTCACGGTGGAGTCTTTGCCTGCATCAGTCCAGGTTGGTGGCCAGCCGTCTACAAAGCCACGGAACACGTCGTATGTGGTGCCTCCACTGGTGGCGCGGATACGGATTTGGCGACGCGGGAGAAGGTTGGTGCTATTGGTTATTGCGTTCCAGTAAGGGCCTGTCGTGTTGAACGGGTCAAAGCGTCGGTCACGGTTAGACAGGGTTACCCTCGCCGAACCCGACGCCACTAACTGCCAGTCGTCGTTTACCCCGCGGCTGATTTCCATCTCACGCACATAGGCGGTCACATCAGTCCACGTGGGCGACACGGCATACGGGCCATCCGTAAACGCAACTTCAACAACAGCGACGGGGTACGGCATTAGCGGCCACCGTTTCGGCGCTCGAACTGGTTGAGCACGTTGTAAACGGCGCGACCAATAGAGACGGGGTCACCGATACCGGTCTGCACCGTAATGTTTACGCCAGCGTTTTGCCCACGGATACCACGCAACGAACCCGGGTTGATTGACGGGGCAAGAGGGTCGACGGTGCCAAAAGTCGGCGTGAAATTGACACCTGAGATTTTTTCGGCAAGGAACACACCCGGTGTAAAGCCAGCCGTATTTGAGATAGCGTTGATGGATTGAATAGCGAAGTTGAGTTTGCCGATGAGGTCGTTGAGTGTTTGCCCTGCGGCGTTGAGGGAACCGTTTTCGTCATACAGCAAAGTCTGCAGAATGAACTTGAGTTCTGCAAAAGCTCCAGCGACGCCGTCCTTACCGAACGCGTCCGCAATTTGGATGCCGTACTCTGCCAACTTCTTGAGGTACGGAAGTACCGCCTGCCCCAGCGACTCCTTCAATTCGTCAATCGTGATGCGGAACCGAGCCATCGTGCCTTCAAAGGTTGCAGCGTTTTCCAGTGCCGAACCACTAAAGCGCTTTTCAAGGTCTTTCTGAATGTCGTTGAAAGACATTGCTTTGAGTTGGGCTTTGTCGTAACCCAGACCAAGGCGGGTGATAGCCAAGTTGGAGCCGTCAAAGCTTTTTGACAATGCCTCTACCACAGTTTTGAGTGGCTTACCGGTGGCGGCACTCACGTCGAGGGCAGTGCGGAGCAAACGCTGGGCTTTCTCAAAGTCACGAGTTGAGCGAATGATGCGGGCATACGCGGGGCGCAACTCATCATCAGCCACTCCCGTGGCGCGCTGAGTGGTGTCAATCCAATCCTCAGTAGCGGCAATCTGAGCGTCAGTGGCTTTAGTCGAAGCACGAATAGACGCCGCTAACTGCTTTTGCCCCTTCTCATCTTCGGCAGCCATTTTCGCAAACCCAAGCAACTGTTGCCCAGCCTGAAAAGCAGCGGCACCAATAGCAGCAAACGCCGCAGCCCCAGCCACCGCGCCCGACTTGAGCACAAACTTGACCTTATCGCTAGCGGTCTCAAGCTGCTTGAACGACTTGATTGCCTTCTGGATGCCTTGCCCTGCGAACGTCGTTGAGATGGGTATAGACAGCATTAGTTCAGTTCTTTCTGTACGCGCTTTGTGACACGCAGGATGGATGCGCGCAGCTCATCCTCAAAGAGTCGGCGCGACCTGTAAACAGCGGGCCCGATAATGCGTGTGCGACCCGGTGCTAACTCCCCCAGCGAACGCTCGAGGCTGTTGGCGTTGCGTCGGCCAGCGGTCTCAAAGATGGCCGCAGCCTGATCACGTTGCACAATGGAAATGGTGTTGTCGGTGCGGCGGTCAGTGTCCACTTTGACCTGAACACCACGCTGGGCTTTAGCGACTGTAAACGGAAACAACTGCCGACCGTCCTGCGACCACTTGCGGGACATACCAGACAGCGGAACCTTGGTGTAGCCACGGCGCACATTGTCCACAGCGGGCTGGGCAATACGTCGAGCATCAGAGACGAACTGTTTACGGAGACCGGGTTCAATCTTGTTGAGGGCGCGGATGGTGTCACGCAAACCAACAAACTCCATGTCTGCGTTGTATGGCATCTAGCCCTCCTTCATGTCTTCGGCTGCCTTTAGCACTGTCGCCAGTGTGTCTAGGTCAAATGGTATGTCAGGAGGCCAATACCCTGTGCGAAGTAGCAAAGAAGCTAGTCCGTAGTTGTATGTGCCTCGGTCGTAGGGTTTACAGGTTCGTTGTCCACCACTTCAATGTTCTCGAGACGCTTGACGTATTCGTCAAAGACGATAGGTACGGCGATGCTGTTTTGTTTACAGCACTCCCACGCCATAAAGGCAAGGTCTTCTACGCCGATGCCTTCGCCTAGCTGTGACGCTTTGCGCTTGAACTTACGCTCCCAAGCCACAATCACCCCGAGGTTGGTGGTGACGGTGTACTGCTGGTCACGCTCGGTTACTTCGAGTGTGAGTTTCATTGTTTCTCCCTAACTGATTTGTTTACGGTGGGGTGATGTCGCGAGCCCAAGTGCCCCCGACCCAGTTTGCCGTTACAGTCGCCATTTCACCCACGGTTGAGTTGATAGGCGTAAACGAAGCAAGCATCGCATTGGTAATGGTGTACTCAGGGTTTGCAGGGCCCTCAGTGGTACCCGATGGGCTAATCACGAGCTGTGTGGTTCCGAGACCAACCATCGCTGCAAGCGCTGTTTCCACTTCCGAGGTAGCGCCAGAGCCACCGTAGGAAAGAAAGAAAGTAATGCTCACGTCAACAGACTGAAGACCGGGTGCGAACTTGTGGCCCGTATCACCGAAGGCTGTGATCTCAAGAGAGTCGGAGCCGATGGTAAGTGTGCATTGGTTCGCTTGGTCAGACAAGTCATAGGTGGTTCCACCCTGAGTGATGTTGATGGTCGCGTTGGACAGGAAAGTTGTAGTTGCCATGGTTAGCTCCTTTTTACAGCAATGGCTACGGATAGGTCATA